ACTAAAAAAGATAGAAAAAAGTTTGACTTGGATTTAGAATATGGTACAATACGAGAAGAAAAAATTGCAGAAATGCTCACAAACAAAAAGATTGAAGTTAAATCAGAACGAGACATGTGGCAACGCACAGGAAACATTGCAATCGAATATGAGTCATGGAACAAACCATCAGGAATTAATGCCACTGAGTCTGATTATTGGTTTCATAATCTTTGCATTGGTGAAAATGAGTATTGTACTTTAGTATTTAAGACTGATGTTCTACGTAAGATTGTAGATAAATTAGATTATTTTAAAACGGTTGCAGGTGGTGACCATAAAGCAAGTAAAATGTACCTTGTAAACATTCAGAAATTATTTTCATCGGATGTTATCAAAGCATTTAAGGAATTAGATAATGACAAAGAAAACGATTAACACTCTCGTAGAAGATATCTATAATGTAATAGGTGAATTATCAGATGGTAATCCTTTAACAATTTCTGAAAAGACCTATGAAGATTTTGGTAAAGAAATGGCAGAAGCATTGCGACATTGGGCTACCCCTCAAAATAAAGAGGATAAAGAAAAACTTCGCATGTCCAATATTGGTAAACCTGAACGTAGACTTTGGTATGATTTACATTCGGATGCAGAAGACCAAGAAAATTTACCACCACAACTCTACATAAAATTTCTGTATGGTCATTTACTTGAGGTTCTTATTCTTTTCTTTGTTCGTCTTGCAGGACACACCGTAACATCAGAACAAAAAGAAATATCTGTGTCAGGTATTAAGGGACACATGGATTGTAAAATTGATGGTGAAGTTATTGATGTAAAGACTGCATCAGGATATGGCTTTAAGAAATTTAAAGAAGGCACTCTATCTCAAGATGATTCTTTTGGTTACCTTTCTCAACTCGCTGGCTATGAAGAAGCAGAAAAAACATCCAATGGTGGTTTCCTTGTAATGAATAAAGAAACAGGTGAACTTGCTACCTATATTCCAGATGACATGGAAAAGCCTAACATTAAAAATAAAATAAAAAATGTTAAAGCTTTAATGAAAAAAGATACACCACCTGACTTTTGTTACGAGCCTGTAGCTGAAGGCAAAGCCGGCAATATGAAACTTCCAAGAGAGTGTACATGGTGTCCTCACAAATTTGAATGCCATAAAGAATCTAATGATGGTAAAGGATTAAGAGTTTTTAATTATGCAAAAGGTCCTGTATATTTTACAGAGATAGTCAAAGAACCAAACGTTGAGGAAGTACTATGAACAGAAAGTTATCAAAGAAAGTAAAGAAAAAATCTATTGAGTTTTTATTAGATTGGTTAAAGACTATGCTTATCGAAAGCGAAGCCAAAAAATTATCTACTAAAAACTATAAAAACTATTTGCCTCAAGAGACACATGTGTTTGCTAATGGCAGACTTCTTGTTTCTTCATTCACCCCAAGATGGTTTCAGAAGAAAATAAAGAAGGTTTTAAAACGTAAACCCATTGACAAAATTACTTATAACGATATAATATAATGAGAGGATACAGAAAACCCCGCAAGGTTAGACCAGTTGAGAAAGACGTACCTAAAGGTTACGATTCAAACTGGGAATATAAACTCCACTCTACAATATTAAAGTCTTGGAACCATCATGGTCCATCAATCGAATATAAAGTAGAACATACGTATGAACCTGATTTTGTTCGTACAATCAATGGCATTGAATATCTTATAGAAGCTAAAGGTCGCTTCTGGGATTACAGTGAATACAATAAATATAAATGGATTAAGAAGCACTTAAAGCCTTCTCAGGAATTTGTGTTTCTCTTTTCTAATCCGTATGCACCAATGCCAGCAGCCAAACCAAGAAAGGATGGAACCAAAAGGACACATGCTGAATGGGCTGAGAAGAATGGTTTTACATGGTATAGAGAAGACAATTTACCCAAGGAGTGGATAAATGAGCAAGATTAATTATAAATTTAATGAACAAAAACTTATTAAAGAATTACAAACATACATTGATGCTACATATGGTCAGCATTATGCATCCGATAAATACCAAGCTACCGATGTTATCATTGATTCTGGACATGGTGAGGGTTTTTCGTTGGGTAATATAATGAAGTATGCAAAAAGATATGGAAATAAAGAAGGAAAAAATAGAAAAGACTTGATGAAAATATTACATTATGGTATCATCATGCTTTACGTACACGACACGGAGACAAACAATGGAAGATAAAGTTGGAATAAAAGAATATTTAGGCATCAAGATTGATTATGATAAAGAAAAAACATTTGATAAATTTAGTTTAGATACATTAAAAGGAAGATATTTATTACCGGAAAACAAAAACGAAAATTTTAAAGGAGAAACCCATGCCCAAGAAGCATTCGCAAGAGCCTCCGTCTTCGGAGCAACCTACAAAGGAGTCACTGATTATGAGCTTGCTCAAAGACTTTATGCCTACAGTTCCGATTGTTGGTTCATGTTTAGCACTCCTATACTTAGCAACGGGGGCAGTAGTCGTGGGCTTCCTATTAGCTGTTTCCTCAATTATGTATCTGACAATAGGCATGGTCTTATTGAGCATTTTAAGGAAAACATATGGCTCTCAACTAATGGTGGAGGTATTGGTGGATACTGGGGAAATATTCGTAGCAATGGCACACCTACTTCTAGTGGCAGTCGTTCTACTGGTTCAATTCCTTTCATTCATGTAGTTGATTCTTTAATGTTAGCGTTCCCACAAGGAACAACAAGACGTGGTTCTTACGCTGCTTACATGGACATTAGCCACCCAGAGATAGAAGAATTTTTAAGTATTAGAAAAGAATCAGGTGGAGACATTAATCGTAAATCTTTGAATCTGCATAATGGTGTTAACATTACTAATGATTTTTTAAAGGCGGTTGCAGAAGATGCAGATTGGAGATTGATTGACCCTAAATCTAAAGAGGCTGTAAAGATTGTTAATGCTCGTGACCTATGGTTCCAAATCATTCAAGCAAGAGCAGAGACAGGCGAGCCTTACATAGTAAACTTAGATAACTGTAATGCTGCTCTACCGCAGAAACAAAAAGATTTAGGTTTAGAAATTAAACAGAGTAACTTATGTTCGGAGATTACGTTACCCACTAATAAAGAAAGAACAGCGGTTTGTTGTTTGTCATCAGTAAATTTAGAATACTTTGATGAATGGTCTAAAAATGAAAACTTTATAGATGATTTAACAACAATGCTAGACAACGTCTTACAACATTTTATAGATAACGCAGTAGAGACTGCAACATTAGGAGAATATAATGCAAACTTCAAAAGATTTACAAAACATATCAAACAAGGTCAGGAAGGCTTTACAAAAGCTGCTTACTCTGCTTACCGAGAAAGGTCGGTGGGTCTTGGAGCAATGGGATTCCATGCATATCTTCAAAAGAATAACATCGCTTTTGAAAGTATCTACGCTACGGGATTCAACTACAAAGCTTTTCAACACATTAAAGACAAAGCCTTGGAGGCTTCTCGTAGACTCGCTGAAGAACGTGGTGAGGCTCCTGATATTAGTGGTAGTGGTCTTAGGAATGCTCATCTTTTGGCTGTTGCTCCTAACGCTTCTTCTAGTATCATTTGTGGTGGCACGTCTCCTTCGATTGAGCCATATCGTGCTAATGTTTACACGCACAAAACTCTCTCAGGCACGTACCAAGTCAGAAACAAAAACCTAGAAAAAATTCTTAAAAAGAAAGGTTTAAAAACTGAAGAGTTAGAAAAACTTTGGAAAGATATTTCTGCACACGATGGTTCTGTTCAACACTTAGATATTCTTACTGATGATGAAAAAGAAATATTTAAAACTGCTAACGAAATAAATCAGATATGGATTGTTGAACATGCATATAAACGTCAAGAGTTTATCTGTCAGTCACAGTCTGTTAATTTATTTTTTACTATACCAAGTGCTACTGAGCCACAAGAAGTACACGATAAATATCTTCAATATGTCAATGATGTGCATTGGTACGGTGCAAACAAATTAAAATCTATGTATTACTTCAGGTCAAATGCTGCAAGAAATACTGAAAATGTTAACATTAAAATTCCACGTATCAAACTTGATGAAGTGGAATGTATTGCATGTGAGGGATAGTATGTACTTACAACAACCGAACAACCCCAAGCCTGAGATGTTTAAAAACATTCATAACTTTCTGAGCCAATCAGAATGTTTGATGATTAAAAGAATGTCTGAGACTGTAGA